GATCCCCATCGCGGTAGCTGTCGCGCTTGCTCCGCACATCAATAATTCCCAGTTGGGCAAGAGCCTCGTCGTATCGGCCCTTGTAGATGGCCATCATGTCTGCGTCGCCCTTCATGAAGGTATACGCCTCGATCAGCGCGCCGTACAGCAGCGCCGGGGCCGCGTTCTCGCCAAGCCATGACGTGCCCGCAGTTACGATGGATGGCGGATCGAAATAATACTGCAGCTCGATATCATAGTTCGCGTCGGGCGTGGGCCCTACCAAGAAGTACCCGGGCGGAGAGCCTGCACTGTCCCCCACGAACTGGGAATAGTATTTTGGCAGCCCTGTCACCGCCGGGTCGGGGTAGGCCTCCCGCATGAAGTTCATGTCTTTGTCGAGCAGGTAGGTGTAGGCCCCGGCCGCGCTGATCACCGCGAGAGAAAACGCGGACAGGAAGTCGGCAGGGCGGGCGAGGTATCGGTTCCCTGCGGTCATGGTACCTGAAGAATTGGTGCGGAACTCCGGGATGAGGACCGAGCGGTAGATGCGGCTTTCCGCCTGCCGAACGAACGTAGGGATGCTCGAAACGAAAGTCGCCTCGAAGTTCTCCGTGTATTCTTGGATCGCCAGCAGCAGCTCTGTATAGGTCATGGCGCGTCCTCGATACTGACTGTTACAGCCCCAACTGAGCCTACCATGGATTGGGCAGGGTTCCACACAGGGTCCCAACCCCACAGTGCGTTCGCTTCGGCTTGTGACGTGTCAGGCCTTGGGTCGGAGAGCGGCCGAGGGTCATCCACCTTGAGTCGGCCCACAAAGTTCTGCGGGTGATCGGGGTCGACCATGTCCTTCCCGATGCGGAAACCAGTTCGCTGCCCGTTGCTGACCTCATACACGAGGTCGCTCAGCGGGTAGCGAAACCCGGTCCGGTCGCAGAACCCGAACGCTTTGGTGCCACGCGCGGGGGCCATCAGTAGCCCCGTGAACCGGTGGGGACCAGCATGACAGAGGCGCGGTCCCGGTCTTCGCCCGCCGCGAGATCGAACTGCGCCTCGTATTCTGCTTGGAGTCGAGGGATACGGTTTTCCGCCTGCAGCCGCTTGCCTGCGAGGTAATAGGCGAGGCCCGCCACGAGGGCCGGCACAAAACGAGGTGGGATGGATGTGACGTTGCCGCCAATCCCGCCAGCCAGACCCTCGATGTACTTGAGCCGGTAGTAAACAAGGGTGTAGGCCTGCGTGCTGTCTGGCACTGGCCAGAGCGTCACCGTCGTGGTCACTGCCCCGCGGTTCACATAGATCTGAGTTGGGCGCGCGACCATCGCCTTGTTGGACTGCTGCGCATAGGTGGACACACTGATGCGCTCCAAGTTCGTATCCTGCTGGCCAGTGCGCAGCCGGTGCTCGATCAGGTCAATCGTATCTGTGGGCAGGTCGTACACGGCGGTGCCCGCAACGATGGGGATCGTGCCCCCCTCAACGGTGAAAAGGTTCAACCCCCGGTTGGCCCACTCCAGCGACAGGAGGTTGAGACTGCGCCGGATGGTCTTCAGGTCGTACCCCGAACGCATCTCAAGGCCAGCCCGCTCGAAGGCGTCCTCGAAGAGTTCTGATAGGTCAGGTACGATGGCAGTCATTACTTAGCCTTTTTCTTTGACTTCTTCCCCGCCTTTTTCTTCTCGATCATCGCGAGGAAGCGGTCCTTGCCAGACGCCTTGTCTTCGGCGGGCTTCTTGGTGGGCTTCTTCATCGCATGGTCCCCCGGGTCTTGCCCTTGATGCAGGCGCCGTCGCCGCGGGCCTTGCCGCCCTTGGCCATCTTCTTGGTCTTGCCGCCAGCCTTCATGGGGCTGACAGGCGTCATCGGCTGGGCGGGCGTCATCGGCATAGCCATCTGGTTGCCCATCATCGTGCGGTTCATCATCGGGTATCCTCCACCTAACATTTCCAAGCCCGCAGGCTTTTGTTGACACGACTATCCGGGTCGTTGGCCGTCTTCTTCGAGGTCAGCTTCTTCTTTAACCCCGTCATTCTAGCGCAGAAACTCTTCTTGCGCGCGCCCCCTTTTGGCTGTGGGGCCTTCAACCCCGGCTTCTTGGGGTTGGCCTTGTTGTAGGAAGCCCGCCCCTTGGCGTTCAACCCACCCTTGGCGCTCTTGCCCTCCTTACGAGTCCATGCTGGGGATTTGGCCATCAGGCGTAATAGATTGTTGCAGCGGTGACATTGGTCGCCAGAGACACAAACGGGTCGGCCGCGGAGAGGATGCCCTCGCCGGGAAGGTTCGCGATATGTGTGGAGCTCGCAACAAAATCCAAGTCCAGAAGAACTCCACCCCCGCTACCATTTGTGAGCGTCAAGCGGCCCGCGGTGCCTCCGGTCGTCACGTGGACTTGGCGGATACGCGCCCGGCCGACCCCAAGCGCGCCGGTGCCAGTCACACGCTGCATCTTGACATCTGAGGACATGGTTCACTCCTTGGCTTTTTTGGCGGGCTTTTTGGTGGGTTTTTTGGCGGGCTTCTTCGGGGCGGGCGGGGGCGCCTTGACGCTGTTCAGCTTACCCATATCAGCTCACCGTGGCTGAGAAGGGGGAGGCCTCAGTGCCCGTGGCTGCACCAACGATACGCACCGACCAGAGGCCCTCAGCGACGTCCTGCAGCTCGGCCGTCGCCCCGCGAATGCCGCCCGTGGTGCCACCATTAAACGAGATCGTGTCAGAAGCTGCAACGGTTTCGAAGAGGGATGCAGAGGCGTCACTGTCGTTGGCCACAAGAGCCACGCCCGCCATGACATCGGTGGCGGACACCACCTTGATCGTGGTGGCGTTCGATGTGACCGTTGTCTTAACGAAGAAGCGGTAGCTGTTGCCACTACCTGTCGCAGCGGGCAAGGTCAGGTCCTGCCCCGCGGCGCGGTCTAGGAGAACTGTGCGGCCAGAGTGGTCGTCGGGGGTGACCGTTGCCACCGCAGCCGTGAGTGGGGCCAGCGAGCCTGCGCCCGAGATGAAGCCCGCCAGAGCGGTAACTGGGCCCGAAAATGTCGTCTTACCCATGGCGATCTCCTGTCTGGGTTAAGTCAGCGGCACAATGCGCACTGTCAGGGATGGCCCGAAGGTACACCACCTCTTGGCAAAAGGGAAGGCCTGCTGAAGCGGGCTTGTGTGGTGGGAAAGATCGGCTAGGTTGCTCGCATGTTTGACACACAGGGCTGAACAAATGACTCACAAACGCAGGCGCAGGGGCGGCACGCCCCGAAGAGACCTTTATGTCGAGCTGCGGCAGGAGGGCATGACGACCACGGAAATTGCCGCGGAGTGCGGTGTGTCGCTCCAAGCGGTCACATCGGCCTTGGCTCTGGCCCGCGCCGATGGCGCCAGTATCAGATACGATATAAGCAGGTTCAGGGGGGATCGGCACGCGCGGGTGCATATCACGCGGGATACCCGAACAGCCTTGGATGCGCGTGCCGTGAAGGCAGGGATGTCGGTACACGAACTAGCCGACCGGATCTTGGCGCGCATTTTGAGTAATGACCGGCTCGTCGGTGCAATCATCAACCCGGAGGAACCATCATGATCCGCATTTATATTTTGGCCGGGCTTATAGGCATCGGCTTCTCACTCCCGGCTTTCGCGCAGGAGCGGCACGAGTGGGTCGGAGGGAGCGGCACATCATGGGTTGAGATTGGCCCACCGGAAGCGCCGGGCGCGGTTGCGTCGATTACGTTTTATGATGATTACGTCCACACCATATCAGGGGAAACGTTCGCGCTTGTGCAAGACGGACTGACGGTCACAGTGCGAGTGAAACTCTTTCCCGGTGATCCCGGCGAGGAACTCCACTTGACCCCGCAGGAGGGCTATTTCGCTTGGCCGGAGGTGCTGAAACCCGGCGAATGGGAGACCGGCGTGGCCCACATTTACCCGATTGGGTTGGGATCATGATGACCTTCCGGATAATCCAGAAAAACAAGGTTGTGATATCTTCTGCGACTGAGAAAGATATCCTGCTCCATGCAACGGGATTCAGGAAGGCCGGCGATGTGACAATCCAATACAACACTAGCACTAGCAGAGGCTGGAGAAAGTATTGCAAATTCTACCAATGGCCCCCGGTTGTCGCCCTGACGCTGGTCGCACTAGCGTTCTGCACCCCCGCCAACGCAGCCCCCGTTGGCACATGGACTGGCCCCGGCCAGCACGCGTGCAACCTGTGGGGCGGCTGCCCGCTGCCGTGGGCCATGGCTCAGGCGCGCGACGTGATGCCGCCCGAGGTCCACGACCAGATCGCCACGCAGATCGCAGCGAACCACGACGGGGAACCGATGCAGATCGTGGATGGGCAGTCGCTGGTGATGAACTCTTTTGGCGGCCCGAGCGGGCCGGTTGCTGAGATCCGCCCGATCATCGCCGACCTGACAGCACCTGAGCCGGGCCACGGCTGGAGCGCCAAAGACGACACAGGGAGG